TTACACCAAACGTAGCAATGAACAATTTCTTAATTGATGCCAGTTGGAGAAATAAGGTTCAACATTACATCTTCTTATCATCTAATACAGTTTATCCACCAAAAGGAGATAAGCCCGTAGTAGAGACCGATTTCCTATTTGATGAACCATATCCTGTTTACTTTCCTGTGGGTTGGATGAAAAGATATGCAGAAGTTCAATGTGAATTATACGCAAAGTATTTACCGGTTAAAATGAAATGTACAATTATCAGACCAGCTAATTTATTTGGTCCACATGATAAATACGATTTCAATAAGTGCCATGTTACTCCGGCAACAATTAGAAAAGTAGCAGACCAAATGAATCCAATTCCTGTATGGGGTGATGGTAGTGAATTGAGAGATTTATTATATATCGAAGATTTCGTAGAAGCATTGCAAATAGTAATGGAAAAAGAAAAAGAAGATTATCAAGTTTATAATGTAGGTTCTAATAGAGTGTATTCCGTATTAGAAGTATTAGAAATAATGAAAAGAATTGCAAACTTTGATGCACCAACTGAATTTATTAAAGGTAAACCATCAATGATTCCAACTCGTAAGATTGATTCATTTAAGATTTTTGATAACTTAGGATGGCAAGCAAGTACATCGTTAGAAGATGGATTAGCTAATGCGTATGAATGGTATTTAGAGAATAAATCAGAATTTCAAAACTAATGAAAGGAATTCTATTTGCAGGTGATAGTTTTACATGGGGTGAGGGATTACAATATTACTCTCACCTCCCTAATATTAAATGGAATGCAACTCAGCATTACAGAGAAGATTATACGCCTGCTCATGTAGAATTTATTAAATCAAAAAGATTTGCAAGACAAGTTGCTACACATTTTGAAACATTTGAATATTGTAGAGAAACTAATGGTGGCGATAACACTCAAATTTTTATTTTCTTAGATACATTAAATACACAATGGCAACTAAATTATGTACCAGCAAATTCAAGTCCGGTAGCACATAGAATGTTTAGAATGGAATTAGAAGATTTTGATTATGTAGTAGTTCAACTTACTGATATGTTTAGAGCAGAAACTGAATTTACTTATAACGGTGTAGTAAGAAAATGTAATATTAATTCGGTACAATCTATAAAAAATAGTGAATTTGATAAATATTTAGAAGAAATATATGATGGTGATATAAAAAAATATACACACGTTTTTTTAGATGAATTTGCAAAAATGGTAGAGGAAAAGTTTAGAAAATATGAATCTATGGGTGTAAAAAAATGTTTAATACACACTTGGCAAAACGAATTAATACCATACATTAAGAATAATTCATTTTTAGAAGATAGATTTATAGAATACAATGTGAATGGAAATATATTTAGTTCAATATGGGATTTACAAAGTAGAAAAGATAGACCGATAGGTATGAGTATTTCAGATGACCCGTATTTTACAACTATTGGAAAAAAAGTAATAAATGGTCATACATCATTGAAGGCACATAAAATACAGGCAGAAGCAATTATTAATAAAATAGAAGAAATAGAAAAACAAGTTATATGGCAAACCCAGAATACACTCCGTACAAAGATGCTCTAACGGAAGCAATGAAAAATTTAGCAGAATTAGAAGATTCTGTTTTTATTGGTCAACAAATAGTTTATCAAGGTAATCCTATGAGTACAACTTTAGGATTTGTACCAAAAGAAAAAATGATTGAAGTTCCTGTAATGGAGGAATCACAAATGGGAATGAGTTTAGGTATGGCAATGGCAGGTAAGAGAGTTATTACATTCTATCCTCGTTGGGATTTTATTATTTGTGCAGCAAACCAATTGATAAATCATGTTGATAAAATTGGAATAATGAGTCAAGAAAAATGGAAACCAAACTTAATTATTAGATTAGGTAAGGGTAGTGATAAACCAATTGATCCAGGTCATCAACATAGAGGAAATTATTTTGAAGAGTTTAAATCGTTATGTAAAAATATAGAATTCCACGATTTAAAAACACCGGTAGATATTGAATTAGCTTACAAATATGCAACTAAACAAGGTGGTATTCATATATTAGTAGAATATCCGGAATTATATTATGCTTGATAAAGGAATCGCATTTACAGGATGCTCTCATACTTGGGGTAGTGGTTTATATTTTTATACACCATTTATTGATATTAAAAATGCGGTAGCAAATAATACAACCGATTCACATAATATTACACAGGCTATGTATAAATTTATGAGCGCAAATCGTTTTAGTAGATTGGTTGCAGATAAATTGGGAACATGGGAAGTTAATAAAATAGATAATGGTGGCTCGGATGATGGCTCTATTACATGGTTAGAATATATAATAGATTTAGAAAATGAAACAGATACAAACGCATTATCTAAAAAACATTATAAAAAATTCGCAGACCAACATTATTCCGCAGATGAAATTGGTTATGTAATACTGCAACTTACTGACCCATTTAGGAACTATCAAGTTTATATAAATGATGAGCAAATGGAATTAAATGTAGCGGGTGTTAGAGATAGACATAATTTACATCAAAATAATATTAATATGTTTGATGGAAAAATACAATCTGACACATATGAAAAATTATTTAAATTCTATTCTGATAATTTTACAAGTTGGGAAGATATGGAAAAGTTTTTTATACAACAAAATTTAAATCTAATTAAAGAATTATTTATAAAATACGAAGCAGCAGGTATAAAATGTAGAATTTTAACTTGGCAAAATGAATATGTACCATTTTTAATTGAAGATGAATTTTTTAATAAGATTTATATTAAAATGTATAATAATGCAATAGAATATAATTCATTAGCAGATTTAATGAAATCAGACCCACAAATGATGATTAGTACATCTGATTTAAGAATAAATGGTAATAAAGTACCTGATGACCACGCTTCATTAGAGTGTCATAAAATAATTGCAAATAGTATTAGTGATTATATTTTAAAAGAAATTAATGGATAATATTGTTTTATTATACGATAAGTGGAAATTTAATAAACCAATTCCAAATTGTATAAAACCAGAAATATTAAGTCATATATTTGTTACAGATAGACTAATTGATTCATTCGAATTAGAAAATAAATTTGGAAATCAACATAGTAGTTGGATTAGTAATCTTGGTATAAAAGATATTAAATTAGAAATTACTGATAATATTGAATCTGAAAATTGGGTATATCCGATAGAACCATGGGGGCATTTGATGTATTCTTTAAACATAGAAGCAACGGATGACTTTTGTAATTTCTTTGATTTAATACCATCTAATATAATAAAAAAAGTAAATCAGAACAAAGGTAAAATTGTTATAAATTATTCACATGAAGGATGGGTAGGTGATTGGTTATTAAAAGGAATGTATTTAGGCATTAAAAACGCAGGGATTAAATTTGAAAATGTAATTTTAATTTTAAATGATTATAACTTAGAACAAAAATTACTTTCGTTTAAAGAAAGATTTAATATAACAGAATATCCATCGGTAATTAACTATTCATTTTATTTAACCGCATCTTCAAAACATTTTTTCAATAAACATATTAATAAAGATTTATATAATACACATTATATATTACAAAAACCATTTAAGTTTTTATGTTTAAATAGGCGATTAGATTTACATAGAGTAAAACTATTATCTGAAATTTTTAATAAAATACAATACGATTCTATTATATCATTTGATAAAACATTAGTAACAAATGAATTATCTAATTTCTATGAAAAACATTTGGATTTAAAAGAAAAATTTAAAGCTTTGCCGGCTAAATCAATTGCAGATAGAGAGGATATTGCAAATACAAATGGATATTATCATGAAAATGAAAATTTATTTTTAGAAAGTTATATTAGTTTGGTAACGGAAACTTCATTTTATATTGATAATGATTTTATATCAGAAAAAATATGGAAACCAATATTTCAATACCATCCATTTATTGTTATTGGTAGACCACATATGTTAAAATATTTAAAAGAAATTGGGTTTAAAACATTTGATTTTTTAATAGATGAAACATACGACACAATTGAAGACAATGATATTAGAATGGATGTAATTATAAATGAAATAGATAGATTAAACAAATTAAGCATATATGAAATAGATGATATAATAAAAGATAATTTTCATATTTTAAAACATAATCATCAACTAATGATTGATATTGGTAAGAACAACCAAGTTGAAAAATACTTAATTGAAAAAATAAAACACAATAATTATAGGTACTCGGATATATTTAAAGAATTAAAAATACATAAAAATGATAACATTATTTAAAAAATTGAAAAGTTTATACAAAACTTGGAAATTAAAGAGAGAGTTCAAAAAGAAAATAAAAGAGCTAAGAAAGAGAGACCCATTTATCTATAACAATATTTAGTATATATTTATACTTATGGAATTAGCTAATTTTATTGTCGAAGCTGTTTTAAAACAAGCAGTTACAGACAAAATTGTAGTGTATGGTGGGCGTTTTCAACCATTTCACAAAGGTCATAAAAAAGTTTATGATGCATTGGTATCGAAATTCGGTTCTAAAAATGTATATATTGCAACATCTGATGTACAAGATGGTGATAAATCTCCATTATCATTTAATGATAAAAAAGAAATTGCAACTAAATTATTCAATATTCCATCTTCAAAGTTTGTAAAAGTAAAACAACCATATCAACCGGTAGAAATATTGAGAGGATACGATGATACAACTACGGCATTGATTGTAGCAGTTGGTGAAAAAGATGATAGTAGATTGGGTGGTAATTATTTTAAACCATATACAAACGATAAAAACTTAAAAGGATATGCAGTTAACGCATATGTATTCTCTCAGTTACCTTCTAATTCATTTGGTGCAACGGATGTTAGAAATATGTTCCGTAACAATAGAATGGGTGGTGAAAGAAAACAAAAAGAATTTGAAAAGTTTTTTGGTAAATTTGATAAAGCAATTTATACTAAATTAATTACAAAATTAAATGAAGGTATAGATACTGATAATAATATACCAGGTGGAAAAGCAGATGATTTAACGTTGGTAGATATTGCAAAGAAATGGGCAGGGGATTACTACGATTACAAAAACGTATTAGATACCGTAAAACAAGAACTAAAACGAGGTATTAAGATTGAATTAGAACATACGTCTGATATTAAAATCGCAGCTGAAATCGCTAAAGACCATTTAGCAGAAAAACTTACATATTATCGTGATTTACATAATATAGAAAAAGGTATGTATCAACCACATAATCCAATAAAAGAAGCAAGTGCAGCGGGTAGTGGGTATGATGAAAAAACGTTAGACCAATTAGTAGATAATCCTGAGACAGGAGAGAAGGTAAAAGTTCGTTCAGCATTAAACTACGATAAAAATCATCCTGCGTATAGAGCAGCTATGGCAATAGTTGGTAAAAGTGGTGCACAACAACCAAACCAAAAACAAAGATCTAACACAAAACCACAACAACCACAAAATAGAAATGCCGGTGGACCAATGACCGGTACAAATAATAGAGTTGGAGCAAAACCAACACCTGGTGCAAATAATCAAAATGGTACAAATAGTACAAACAAAACTCAAAAACCATTAGAGAAACCTTTAACGAATCCTGCACAAGCTCAAGAAAAACCACAACAATCTCAACCACAACAAACCGTTTCGGTAGATAAAGTTAGAAAAGAAATTCCTAATTTTAAGGTAAGTGATAAATCGGATATAGGAAAAGTATCAGTTAAGCAACGTAGAGAAGTATCTATGAAGATTGATGACTTAGCCAAAAAATCAGCAGAAGCTAAAGCAAATGGTGAAAAAGCACCTAACTTTAATTTATGTGATATAACAATTCCAGGTACAAACTTATATTGTGGTGGTAATAAAGGTATTCCAAGAGAACAAATGCCTCAATTTAAAGGAAAACCACAACCAGGTTCAATTGCAGATGGATTACCAAAGGATAAAGATGGTGAAGTAGATACCGAAGCAATGTTTAAAAAAATGTTGGAAGATAAAGGTATTAAAGTATCAGAACCAACGCAAGTTCCGGCAGACCAATTAAAAGCAACTCAAACTGAATTAGTAGGTCCAAAAGTAGCAGGAATGAGTAAAGCATTAGATGCAGACCCTAATCATCCTGGAATAACTGCTCCAATTTATGTAAGTTCAGATGGATATGTATTAGATGGACATCATAGATGGGCTGCAATTACCTCACATGAAATAGTAAGCGGTAGAGAGGCAATGATGAATGTTAGAGTAATTGATATGCCGATTGACCAATTAGTAAAGGAATCAAATGACTTTGCACAAAAAATTGGAGTTCAAGCAAAAGCCGCAGATGCAAATAAAGAAACACCTGCGGGTGGAATGCAACCAACCAAAGGAACAACCGCAGCAAAATCGGCTGGTATGGGTAAAGTAGCAACTAAGGCAATTCAAAATCCAGAAGTTGTTGCAAGAACCATCAAACATAATATTTCAAAATGGTCTGAGAATGAGAAAAAATTCTTTAGAGGTAACCAACATAAACCAAATTCACCGATTAGACGTAGTATCGGTGAAGCAATTAATAATAAAATAAAATCAATTGTACCATCCGTAAAAAAGGAAATGGAACATTTGGGACATACGTTTAAGCACGCAGGTGAAGGTATCTCAAATTTATTTCAAGGTAAACCAATAAGTGATAAAGAAAAAGATGCATTCAAAACATTAGGTAAAACTATTGCATTAAGTGCAGCTGGTGTAATTGTTGGTGGTGGAATAGGACATGGTGCTGGAATCTTAATGAAACATTTAGGAGTACATTTAGCAGAACATTTAGTTGCAGAAATTGCAATTGGTGGAATTGGTAAAGCCGCATTATTCGCTGGTACAGAAATGGATGGTGATAACGATAAATATGTTGAATGGTTTACACTACATTATGCTAAACAAATGAAAGATGGTAAAATTCCATTAGAAGTTTGGGATAACGCTATACAAGATTACAATAGAGATAAAGAGGATGGTAAATTAGATGGTGATACAAATACCGTTGCAGAAGTAATTACCGAAGTAGATGAAGATATCAATGTAGATGTGGATAAAGGTGATGTGGTTTTAACTGGTAAATTTAAAAATAAAAAAACAGTTGTAAAGGATATTAGTAAGGACCAGCACGGAATGCCAACAATCAATGGCAGACAAGCAACAACATTCAGAAAAGTAGAAGAAGGTATTATAAACGAAGGTGGTGCGTATGGACATATGAATCATCCGTTTGATGTTAGAATGAATTTATCGTTTGGTGATTTAAAAGCAATTGTAAATAATGCATTAGATGGTAACTTAGGTGTGGTTAGAGAGAAGACTGATGGACAAGCATTGGCAATAAGTTGGAAGAATGGTAGATTGATATCAGCAAGAAACAAAGGGCACTTAGCAAACGCTGGAGCAAATGCAATGGATATCAATGGTGTAGCAACTAAATTTGGTGGTAGAGGTGGATTGACCGATGCATATAATTTCGCAATGAAAGATTTAGAAAATGCAATTAGAGGATTATCAAAAGCACAAAAGGATAAAATATTTAAAGAAGGTAAGGTGTTTGTAAATTTAGAAGTAATATGGCCTACATCGGTTAATGTTATTCCTTACAATCAAGCACTATTAGTTTTTCATAATGCAGTTGAATACAATGAAGCAGGTAATCCAATTGGTAAAATAGATGGAGCAGAGAGTATATTGGGTGGAATGATAAAACAAATCAATGCACATGTTCAATCTAAATATACAATACAAGGACCTCCAATTGTTAAATTACCTAAAACAAAAGAATTAAGTTCTCAAAAAGGTAAATTTAAATCAATGATAACTAAATTACAATCTGAATTTGGATTAACAGATAAAGATGGTGTAGCAGATTATCATCAAGCTTGGTGGGAAAACTTTGTAGATAATTCAAAAAAGAAAATATCAGCATTAGAAAAGGCAGGTTTAGTTAAGAGATGGGCGTTTGATGATAAGAGTATGAGAATAGGTGATATCAAAGATGAAAAAGCAAGAGCATGGGCAGAAGGAATAGATAAAGGACCTAAAACTACTATTATGAGTGGTAATCTTAGAAAATTTGAAGATATCTTTTTAGGTGTTGGAGCAGAGGTATTATCATTTATGGGTTCGGTATTAACGGCACAACCTGATAAAGCATTACAGTCAATGAGAGCCGAATTAGAATCTACTGCTAGTCAAATTATGAATGGTGGAACTATAACTCAAATAAAAAAATTAGAAAAAGAATTAAGTAGATTAAACTCAATTGGTGGATTTGATAAGATTGTACCGAGTGAAGGAATCGTATTTAGTTACAAAGGAAACGCTTATAAATTAACGGGAGCATTCGCACCTTTAAACCAAATTTTAGGAATTTTTAAGTTTAGCCGATAAAAATATATACTTATATATAAAGTTATAATTTATGTTAATTAAGAGCAAAGGCAATAAAGATAAGAAGACATGGATGCATCCGAGTAGAAAAAAGATTTTGGATGTGATGCATGGTAGAGAAAGTGGAAATGCAACGGTGGGATGGGATAAAGCAAAAGAAAAGAAAGAAGTTGGGGATAGATGGTTTGATTCAAATGGTAAAGAGTGGGAGCAGCATGAAGGATTTAAAATAGCAGTTACTCAATACGATGATGCAAGAGCATATTTAGATACGTTAAATACTTGTAAATCTAAAGAATGTAAAACTGGTAACCCAAAAGGAGCTAACCTAAGATTTATTAAACAAAGTGGATATTGTATTAATTGTTTAGTAGAAAGAGAGGCAAAACTTAGATTAGAAGGTATTTATAAGAACTATGAATATTGGAAAATGAACTCAAAAGCATTGGGTACAATTAAAGATGATTTGGCAAGATTTGAACAAGCTAGAAAAGATGCGGACACAGTTCCTACGATTGTAAACGAAGATGGTAGTATTGAAAAGTGGAGTATTGATGGCGATATTGAAAAAGTAAAAAGAGATTTAGATTCAGATATAGAAGGTCTAAACGAATTAATAATAACATTCCAAACCGCAGTAGATGAGGATTGGGAAATAATAAAGGAGAAATATAATGAAATTTTCAACGATTAAGAACATAGTATTAGTAATATTAATTGCACTATTTTTCTATCAATTAAAAGGTGGTAAGATTAATATTGGAAAAACAACAGTTGTAGATGGTAAACGATATGAAATTATCAAAGAGATACATGATACAACCGAAGTAACTAAAACAAATACAAAATGGAAAAAAGGTGAAGATATTTACCATACAACAATTGTACATGATACAACAATTAAATTAGTAAATGTAGATACAGCAGCATTGTTGTATGACTATTTTGCAAAAAATATATACAATGATACATTACATTTACCAGATAGTTTAGGTTATGTATTCTTAACCGATACAATTACTAAAAATAAAATTGAAGGTAGAAAATTTATTGCTAAAGTAAAAGAAAAAGTAATTACAAATACTACAATTGTAAAAGAATTACCTAAAACAAAATTCTTTTATGGTTTAGAGGGTGGTTTTAATAAAGCAGATTTAATATCTCATTTAGGTATGGGATTATTAATCAATACAAAATCAGATAAAATATATCACTTAGGAGTTGGTGTTGCAAATAGAACAGGTGCAGATGCAACAACTGGAAAACTTTCACCTTACGTTGGTGGCGGTGTTTATTGGAAGATTAGATTGAAAAAATAATGAATACTCCACAAAAATCCTTAAAGGATGTAATCAAGGAACAATATCAAAAGTGTGCCGGTGACCCGGTATACTTTATGAAAAAATATTGTAAAATTCAACATCCGATTAGAGGAAAAATAGCGTTTGAGTTATATCCATTTCAGGAAGATACTCTAACAGATTTTAAAGACCATAGATATAATATTGTTCTTAAATCTCGTCAGTTAGGTATATCAACATTAGTAGCAGGTTATGCACTATGGAAAATGATATTCAATGAGGATTTCAACGTTCTTATTATTGCGAACAAACAAGATGTAGCAAAGAACTTAGTATTAAAAGTTAGAACGATGAACCAACTTTTGCCTGTATGGTTAAGAGTTGCAGAATCGGAAGATAACAAACTTTCCCTTAGATTAAAAAATGGTTCACAAGTAAAAGCGGTATCTTCAAAACCTGACTCTGGTCGTTCTGAAGCCTTATCCCTTTTAGTATTTGATGAAGCAGCCTTTATTGATTACATTGATGAGATATGGACCGGTACTCAATTGACCTTAGCTACCGGTGGTGATTGTATTGCATTATCTACTCCAAATGGTGTGGGTAATTGGTTTCATAGAATGTGGGTTGGTTCAGAAAATGGTGAAAACCTATTCAATCCAATCAAACTTCACTGGACGGTGCATCCTGATAGAGAACAAGATTGGAGAGATGAGCAAACACAACAATTAGGTGAAAAACAAGCAGCACAAGAGTGTGATTGTGATTTCATTTCTTCTGGTGATAACGTAATTGATGGTGACCTTTTAATATGGTATAGTGAAAACAACGTATGTGACCCAATTGAAAAGACTGGGTTTGATAGTAATATATGGTTATGGAAAAAACCAGATTATAATCGTTCATATGTAGTAACTGCAGATGTAAGTAGAGGAGATGGTAATGATTATTCAGCATTCCACATCATAGATATAGAATCGATGGAGCAAGTAGCTGAGTACAAAGGTAAGATAGAACCAACTGATTTTGGTAATATGTTAATCAGTATAGCAACCGATTACAATGATGCATTACTAATTGTAGATAATGCAAATATTGGATGGGCAACAATACAACAAATATTAGATAGAGATTATAAGAATTTATTTTGGAGTAATAAAGATGTTCAATATGTAGATGTTAACACACAATGGACTAACAAATATTATAGAGAACAAAAACAAATGATTCCTGGTTTCACAATTTCATCGAAGACAAGACCTATGATTGTTTCAAAGATTGACCAATATATGAAAGATAAATCAGTTATTATACACTCTAAAAGAACGATAGATGAGTTATTTACTTTCATTTGGAGTAATGGTAGAGCAGAAGCAGCTAGGGGTTATAATGATGACCTTACAATGGCATTGGGTATTGGATTATGGGTTAGAGATACTGCATTAAGATTAAGAAACGAAAGAGGTTCATTGGCACAAAGTGCATTAAACGGATTTGTTAAAACGGAATATAGTCCAGTTTATACACAAAGAGATTTAAGAGAAGACCCTTATAAAATGAATGTGGGCAGTGATGATTTTGAAGATTTAAGGTGGCTTATTAAATAATATAATATTTATATATTGTATAACGAGGAAAATATAATGAAGAAAAGTTTTTTATATGAATTTTTTGGTTTACCTTTAAGTAAATCAAGTCACACTATGGAAGATGGACAAATAGTAGAACTAGGTAAAGTTTATTCTAATCCATTTGTAAATGCATTTAGTAAGATAACAGAAGATATTGATGATGATATAGATGAGTATGATGTAGATGAGGATGATATAGAAGAAATGGAAGATTTTATAGCTTTTCTTAAAACTAAGGTTAAAGAAAAAGAAATGTATAATGAATCTACATTAGAGGAAGCAGAGTATCAAGGTAGAGAAGTACAATTGGGCAAACCAACGGCAGGAGATGTTAAGAAGTTTAAAGTGTATGTAAAGAATCCTGCTGGTAAAGTTGTTAAAGTAAACTTTGGACACGGTGGAACATCGGCAGCGGCTAAGGGTGAGAAAACAATGAGAATAAGAAAATCTAACCCAAAAGCGAGAAAATCGTTTAGAGCTAGACATAATTGTGATACTCCAGGACCTAGAACAAAAGCAAGATACTGGTCTTGTAGAAAATGGTAATATAAAATAATATGGCAGATACTTCATTTTACGGCAGGTTAAAGAAATTATTTTCAACAGCGGTTATCGTAAGAAATCAGGGTGGAAAGTTAAAGGTAATTGATTATGATGAAACACAAGCAATAGCTACCAATCTTAGAGATAGGTATATGAGATTGCATTCATCGGCAATGAACAATACTTTTGAAAACTATTTGGCTTATCAACAAATAAGACAAGAGTTATTCAGAGATTATGATTCAATGGACCAGGATCCAATCATAACATCTGCATTAGATATTTACGCAGATGAATCAACGAGTAGAAATGAATATGGTAGAATTGTAGAAATCAAAACTAACAATGACCATATTAAAGATATCCTAACTAACTTATTTTATGATGTTGTAAATGTAGAATTCAATTTATGGCCTTGGGTTAGAAATATGGTTAAGTATGGTGATTTCTTTTTACATTTAGAGATTGCAGAAAACTTAGGTATAGTAGGGGTTCAACCATTATCCGCATATGAAATTACGAGAGTAGAAGGATTTGACCCGAACAATTGGCAGGCTGTAAAGTTTGTTCATACTCCATTGGCAACTAAATCATTATTCGTAGCAGGTCAAAAAACTGAATACGAAAATTATGAGATTGCACATTTTAGATTATTATCAGATACAAACTTTTTACCTTACGGAAAATCAATATTAGAAGGTGCTAGAAGATTATGGAAACAATTATCATTGATGGAAGATGCAATGATTATCCATAGAATTGTAAGAGCTCCACAAAAAAGAATATTCAAAATTGATGTAGGTGGTATTGCTCCAAATGAAGTAGACCAATACATTCAAAGAATTATAAACAAATCAAAGAAAACTCCATATGTGAACGCGGATACTGGTGAGTATAACTTAAAGTATAACGTTCAGAACTTAATGGAAGACTTCTATTTACCGGTTAGAGGTAATGATAGTGGTACTGAAATCACAAATTTAGATGGATTAGAGTACGCACCTATGGAAGATATCGATTACTTAAAAAATAAGATGTTTGCAGCATTAAAAATACCTAAACAACATTTAGGATATTTAGAAGATGGTAATTCAAAAGCTACATTAGCTGCAATGGATATGAGATTTGCAAAAACAATTGAAAGATTACAAAGAATTGTAGTTGATGGTTTGGAAAAGATTGCAATTGCTCACTTATACTCACAGGGTATTGATGATAGTGAATTAACTAATTTTGAATTAGAATTAACATTACCATCATTAATATACGAACAAGAGAAAATTAATCTTTGGACAATGAAAATGGAATTGATTCAAAAAATGGACCAATTAAAAGTAATTTCTAAAGAATGGATGTATAAGAATATACTTAATTTCAGTTACGAAGAAGCAGAATTACAAGTTGAAGGATTGAAAAAAGATGCAATGCTTATGTTTAAGCTTACCAACTTAGAAACAACCGGTAATGAAAAACCACAAGACCAGCAAGGTATGATGGGACAACAGCCACCATTAGGAAGTGATGAAACAGGACAACCTATGGATACGGATGAACCACCTGTTGATGGTGAGGAACAACCGGAAGAAGAACCAACACCAAACGGACAACCATTAAATGTTGAAGACCAAATCCAAAAATTAAAATCACAATTGGGTGGTGAAGATGAAGAACAACCACAACAAGAAGCGAAAGCAGTTGGTAGACCAAAAGAATATTCAACACGTGGTAAGGATAAATCACCATTTGGTAGAGATGTAACTGGTAGTAAAGACTTAAAAAACCAATATAAAAACGAAAGTTTTATAGATATGTTAAAGAAAAACATAACTAAGGGTGGAAAAACAGTAATAAGTGAAGGAAAATCTATGTTAGATGAACAAAATATCATAGAAAACTAATTCTTATTTTAACACCTTATATTTATAAATGGAATAATGTATATAAATGAAACAAATTAAACATTCAAAGTTCAGAAACACAGGCTTTTTATTTGAATTGCTAGTGAGACAAGTAACCTCTGATATCCTTAACAATAGAAAGGGTATAGCAGAAGGATTATTAAAAAAATACTTTAATTCAAAGACCGAATTGTCTAATGAGTTGAAATTATATCAATTTATTGTATCGGAAAGATATAATAGTGAAAACAGAGCAGAGAGATTTGTTGATGCTGTTGTTGAGAGTAGAGCTAAATTAGATGAAAAGAAAATCTTAAAAGAGAAATATAATTTAATTAAAGAAATTAAAGATAATTACGCAATTGAAGATTTCCTACGTTCTCAAATACCTAACTATAAAGTGTTAGCATCGGTATATAAAATATTTGAATACAAAGTAAATGTTGACCAAAATTACGACCCTAAAGATTTCGTAAATACAAAATATACATTAGTTGAACATTTAATTGGTAAAACACCAACAACTAAGGCGTTAAGTGAAACTACAATACATACTGACTTAAAGAAAGAAGATAAAGAAATTCAATTACTTTCTTACAAAATGTTAGTAGATAGTTTTAATAAAAAATATAATAATCTTAACGATAAACAAAAAGGTTTATTAAAAGAATATATAAATTCATACACTAATTCTGATAATTTAAAAAATCATGTAGTGGCTGAAGTTAAATCATTAATAAAAGAATTTAAAAGAATTTCTTCTAAAATTAATGATAAGGTTACAAAAATCAAATTAGCAGAAACAATGAATCAGTTATCAAAAATTGGTAATTCACAAAAAATAAAAGACAATCATATCACATCTTTGATTATGTGTTATGAATTGGAAAAGGAATTGAGCGATGTTCAAAAAGGAATTATCTAACGAAGATATCAGTAAATTAAAAGAAACGATTCGTACTAAACTCAGAGAGAAAAAAATCGAAGAGGAAAATACTACGGCATCGGCTGATGGATATAATACTCCATTTGCATTTGGTAAAGATACAAAAGGTGATATCAAACGTAAAGTTAAATCATCTGGTACCGGATTTGAATTTGCTAAGAGTATAGACGAAAATCGTTGGTTGGATTTAAAAAGAGATGAAACTAGAACTCCATCTCAAAAAGTATCACATGGTATTAGAGAAGTTAAGAATCAATTAGCAGAAATTGAAAGATTTGTTAATTGGTACAATCGATTAAGAAGTGAAAACAACTTAGGTAAAAATGATTTCTTCAAACGAACCAACACAAACATTTATAGAATTAAAGAAAGAATCATTAAGATTGCAAGTTCTATACAAGAAATAGATAAAGCAGAAGGTGAAGATAACATTGAAGAAGTTGAAGGAGCAAAACCTATGGCAGTTGATAAGTATGTAGTTACAGCAACTCCAAAGGGTGCAAGTAAAAATGCAGAAAGAAGAACTATAACAAAACCGGCACCAAAAAACTCAGCAGAAACACAACAAAAGAGTTTGAAGAAAATGGATAAATATCAATCATTAAGATTAAAAAAAGCATAATATGAAATTATCAGGATTAGTACCGATGCAAGCATTGGGAATGACAACAAGAAGACCAGCAAACGCTATCAAAGAAAGTGAAATGGATGTAGTTCCAACTGAAAAAGATAGTAACGTAGCAAATGGATTACCTCAAACACAAGGTGATGATAAAATACAATTAAGTAGAGAACATTTCAAAAACATCGTTAGAGAAGTAATGAAAGAAGAATCTGAATATCAGAGAATATTTCAAAAAATGTTAAGTAAGTTTGGTGTAAATTCTCCAGCTGACTTAAGTGATGAACAAAAGAAAAAATTCTTTACTTTGGTTAAAGGTATTCAAACTGAATTAGCAGAAAGAATGAAAATTAAAGAAGCTGAACTAAGTGGTGGTCAAAAGAAATTAGATGTAGATGGTGATGGTGAAATTGAAGGTTCTGATTTAGCTAAATTAAGAAGTAAAAACGAATCTAAAAAGAGAAAATAATTAGAGGATAGTATATGTTATTGAAAAGAGGTGATAATAACGAAAGTGTAAAACAACTACAAACTAAATTAGGTTTAGAACCAATAGGAAACTTTGGTCCTAAAACTGAGGAAGCAGTAAAAGCATATCAATTAAAGAATGGTTTAACTGCAGATGGTATTGTGGGTGATGGAACTTGGAAAAAGATTATGGGTGAAGCAACAACTTCTACTCCAACACCAACTCCGGTAGCAACAACTCCTATTGTAAATAGTGGTGCATTAAAATTACAAAATCTAAAAGGACATATTCCTGAGGCAGTTATAGGAATGATTCCAGATGTAGCAGCTAAGTTCCAAATAGATACTCCATTAAGATTAGCACACTTTTTAGCACAATGTGGACATGAGAGTGGCGGGTTTAGATTAACAAAGGAAAACCTAAACTATTCAGCTAAAGGTTTGATGGGTATATTTAAAAAGTATTTCCCAACTGAAGCATTAGCAAACCAATACGCTAGACAACCTGAAAAGATTGCTAACAAAGTATATGGTAATAGAATGGGTAATGGTTCTGAAGCAAGTGGTGAAGGTGCAAAATTTTGTGGTAGAGGATATATTCAATTAACAGGAAAGGATAACTACACTGCGTTTGGTAAATCAATCGGTGAAGATGTTTGTGCTAACCCACAAGTAGTAGCTGAAAAATACGCATTACTTTCAGCAGCATGGTTCTTTAGCAAAAACGGATTACATAAAATGGCAGATGGTGGAGCAACTGATGCAGTAGTAACATCAATAACAAAAAGAGTAAATGGTGGTACTATCGGATTAGCTGATAGAATCAAACATTTCAATGAATATTATAAATTATTAGCATAATGAAACCATTATTAATAGAACATACCTTATTTGAAGGAAAGATTAGCGAAGACCAAAACGGAAAGTTTTTGGTTAAGGGTGTTTTGCAAAGAGCTGATGCAGCAAATCAGAACAATCGTATATACCCTATGGCAATCTTAATGAGAGAGGCAAAGAAGTACGATGTATTAATTAATGAAAGAAGAGCTTTGGGAGAATTAGACCATCCAGAATCGACTGTAATCAACCTTAAAAACGTTTCGCATAATATTGTAGAAATGCATTTTGAAGGACAAGATTTAGTTGGGACAGTAGAAGTATTATCTACACCATCTGGAAACATTTTAAAAGAATTATTCAAAAACAATATTCGTTTAGGTATTAGTAGTAGAGGATTAGGTTCAGTTAAACCAATGAGAAATGACCAGGTAATGGTACAAGAAGATTTTGAATTGATTGGATTTGATTTTGTTTCTAACCCTTCAACACACGGTGCATTTTTAACTCCTGTAAACGAAGGTGTAAGTAGAGAAATAGATGAGTGTGGTAGATTCTGTAAGGCACAAGATTTAATGAGACAAATTATAGAGGAATTAAACTAATGATAAAGTTAAAAGATTTATTGGGTGAAGCATACAATCCAGCAGAAGCATTCAACAAAAAGGTTAGTAAAATGACCGATAATAACGAACATACTGGAGCTACAATTGAATTGGCAATCTATATGGATGATAGAGATGCACTTACTAAATTGAACCAAATCAAAAAAAGACAGGATATTAAGGGTTCAATTGCAAGTAATAAAGATGCAAATGAAAGAAATAGTATTTTTAATAAATTGTTAAGAAAAGCAAAGAAAGAATTATCCGAAAAGGACTATAAATTAATCAATAGTTCATTTTAATATATTTATAATAGTATGATAAAGTTAAAAAAATTAATGGGTGAAGGTGAAGATAAGAAAGCACCTTCTCCGATGCATAACGAAGCAAGAAGACATTTCTTAGAAGTAATTTCTACCTATAAAGCATTTGGTAGAAAGTTACAAGCTGAACATGATTTAGCAGAAATTGCAAATACATTGGGTGGTATCGTAGATGCTGCAACAACATTCGCAGTAAAAGAAAGTGGAAATAACTTTGACCCTGCAACGGTTAAACGTAATATGGGTGATTTAGGAAAGTTATCAGCACAATTCGAAAAGAGTGCAAACGAAGCAAAACAATTACAACAAAGAATGAGTTCTCTATATGAAGATATGGGACACGTTTTAGGTAGATACTTTGATATGCAAGAAATTAGTGATGAAGATGCTGATTTTAGATTAGGTAAAAGACCTCCTAAAATGGAATCTTCTAAGTTAAGTGCATTAATGCCTCAACAACAAAATGAAGCAGAAGGTCCTTGTTGGAAAGGATATAAACAAATTGGAATGAAAGATAAAGGGGGTAGACAAGTTCCTAATTGTGTTCCAAATGAATCGATAGTAAATGAAGGTAATACGGCATACGAAACATTAATGTTAATTAGAAATTTAGAACAAACAAATAAACTATTAGCAAACGACCTTAAAACAAGCAAAGGATTACCTAACGATAAAAAAGAAAATATCAAAAAATCTATTGTAGTAAATCAGGGTTTAATAAATTATTACAAAGAAAACTATAAAAATCTTAAAAATAACGAATCAGTAGTAAAAGAAAGCAAATCAGATTGTGGATGTAATAAAGTACATGACTGTGGTTGTGGTGGACATCATATACACTAAAAAATAAAATAACAATGAGTACAAATTATAGAGCATTTAAAGTAAGTATAGTATCTAGTTCAGTTGCATTAGGTAAAGGAACAGCATATCCAAACGTATGGGGTATTATGAGAGGTGAAGGAAATCCAAGTGGTAGTATTAATTTGGAAGGTGGTGGAAGTATCAATTTAACTTCGATTGATAATCACCAAATATTTCCTTGTTACCCAAAATCAGTTACACTATCATCGGGTGCAATTATAATATTAGAATAATTAAGTTACAAATAAAATAAAGAATGATTATTATCGACAACGTCAACAACGACAATTTACAAAAAGCGTTAAAGACATTAAAAAAGAAATGGCAGGATTCTAAGACGGTTGAGCAATTAAGAGATAGAAAATATTTCACAAAACCTTCTGCTAAAAAAAGAGTTCAAAAAGAAGCGGCAGTTAGAAAACAATTAAGAACATCTAAAAACGCAATTGAATTCTTAAATTTAAAACAAATTCCGAAAAAATTCATCGGACTTTAATCGTTTTCTACAAAAAGTATATATGTATATTATATATTCTACATAATGTAGGATTTAATTTATTTAAGATACTCGATGAATACTCTATCTGATATAGAGTTCCGAAAGAATATCAAAATTCTATTTAAGCCGCCTAATCCTATAATGGCTTAACAAATCAAAAGGACATAAAGAAATGGCAAGTTCAAAATTATTGAAAGAAGCAATCGCTGATGCTAAAGCTGTTCGCGAAACTGCCTTGGCTAATGCTAAGATTCAGTTAGAAGAAGCTTTTACACCAAGATTGAAGTCTATGCTATCTCAAAAGTTAAGAGCTGAAGCTGAAGACAAAGCATCTGATGAAGATGAAATGAAAGAAGCTTATGGTGATGACGAAGAGAAAGAAGAAGACAAAATGGAAGAAGATTACAACTCTTCTAACATTGGTGCTGGCAGTGGTGGTACAACATCAGGTCAGAACAACAAAAAACCAACCGAACACAACGCTGGTGCTGAAGACAAATTAGGTGCAGCGGATGTTACATCGACTTCTAAAAAACCAGAAGCTGAAGTAGAAGATTACAAATTTGAAAAATCTATTACAGAAGAAAATGATGAAGAAGAAGAATTAGCAACCGAAGGTGATGAGTACGGTAATGATGACCAGCAACAACACGCTGAGCCAGATGCAGATAATGCAGGTGGTGCAAGTGATTACGATGCTGATAATCAACAATCAGAAGATGACTTAGATTTAGAAGCAATCATTAAAGAGTTGGAAGACGAATTACATGGTGGTTCTGATGATATGGAATCAGAAGATGATTACAATGCAATGGGACATGATGATGTTCAAGATGAATCAGCTGATGAAGTTGATACAGTAATGAATGCAGATGAACCAGATGCGGTAATTGCTCGTAACGAAAGTGACGACAAAGATGAAGATGACGATATGAATATCGAAGAAATCATCAAAGAATTAGAAGATGAAGAAAAAGCTGAAGAAGAAGAAAAAGAGAAAGTAGAAGAATCAAAAAGATTGAAGAAAGAATTAGCAGAAGCTATTTCAGTAATCAAATCATTGAAATCTACAATCAATGAAGTAAACTTATTGAACGCTAAATTATTGTTCTCTAATAAATTATTTAGAAGTTATAACTTAACTAACGAACAAAAATCAAAAGTAATTGATTCTTTAGATAGAACAAATACAGTTAGAGAAGTGAAACTTGTTTACTCAACATTAGCTGAATCTATGAAATTTGCAACTAACTCTCCAAAGAAGAGTTCTAAGCCAATGGCTGAAGGTGCAAGCAGAGTTCAGACTAGTACAAAACCAACAGCTCAAAAAGCAATCGTTAGCGAAGGTACAACTTACGCAAACAGATTTAAAGAGTTAGCTGGAATTTTAAAATAACAAAAAAAATAAGGAAAAAACAAAATGGCAAATTTTGATTTATCGAAACTTATGGAAGGCAAAAACCCAACATCTATTATGCTTGAGCAGACTAGAGGATTAAAATCTAAGTGGGAAAAAACTGGTCTTTTAGAAGGAATAGACAACAAACCTCAACAACACGCAATGGCTGTGTTACTTGAAAACCAAGCAAAACAATTGCTTGATGAAGCAACTGGAACAAGTACAACTGGTGGTTCTGAAGAATGGAGTGGCGTAGCTCTTCCATTAGTAAGAAGAATCTTTGGTGAAATCGCTGCGAAAGAATTCGTAAGTGTTCAACCAATGAACTTACCATCAGGTTTGATTTTCTACATGGACTTCAAATATGGTACATCAACAAACGGATTTACTAAGGGTGATTCTATCTATGGTAATTCTGGTGCAGTAGGTAAAGATTCTTTATCTCCAGCTGGTGACAAATTAGGTTCTACACAATCTCCAACAGGTGGTTTGTATGGTGCTGGAAGATTTGGTTACACAGTTAATGATGCACAATCTTCATCAGTTGCAAATTTATGGTCAACATCTTCAGTATCTTTTGCTGATGTAAGCTATGATAGTAACTTCGTTGCTACTGGTTCATACAAGAAAGTAACTGTGGGTATTCCTTCAGATGCTGATTTTAATGCAGTTAAAGCATTTACAATTGCTGGTGCACAAATCACCGGTGATATTTATCCTCAATTTACAGCTATTAGTAGTACAAATGTAACTTTCATCACCAACGAGATAACTGGTATATTAACTGGTTCATTAGTGCTTAACTATGAAAAACAACCAACTGCAGCTAATAGAGGTGATTATGAAGATAGAGATGCAGATAGATTAAATGACGTTGCTGACGGAAATTCTTTGAATATCCCTCAAGTTGACTTAGAATTGAAATCTGAAGCAATCGTTGCTAAGACTCGTAAGTTGAAAGCAGTGTGGACTCCTGAATTGGCACAAGATTTAAACGCTTATCATTCAATTGATGCAGAAGCTGAATTAACTTCTATGTTATCTGAGTACATCTCTTTAGAGATTGATTTAGAAATCTTAGATATGTTAAAAGCTAACGCATTAACTACTGAATATTGGTCTTTAAAAGTTGGTCAAGAATGGAACGGTTCTGGATTCTCAATTGATTCTGATGTAGCTGCAGCTTCTGCATACACAAGAAACACTTGGTTTCAAACTTTAGGTACTAAATTAAATAAAGTATCTAACAAAATTCACCAATTGACTATGAGAGGTGGTGCAAACTTTTTAGTAGCATCTCCTGACGTATGTACAATCTTAGAATCAATTCCAGCGTTCTCTGTATCTGCTGATAAAGATGCTAAGCAATTTGCAGCTGGTGTAACTCAAGTAGGTTCTATTGCAAACAGATATACTGTTTACAAAAACCCTTACATGACTGAAAATGTAATCTTAATGGGTTATAAAGGAAATAACTTCTTGGAAACTGGTGCCGTTTACGCTCCTTACGTTCCATTGATTTTAACTCCTTTGGTTTACGATCCAGATAACTTCACACCAAGAAGAGGTGTTATGACTAGATACGCTAAGAAACTAGTTAGACCTGAATTCTTCGGTAAAGTTGTAATCGGTGACTTGAACTTATTATAATCTTTAAGAAAATAATAAAAATAGGAAAGGGGGTAGAAATACCTCCTTTTTTATGTCATTTTTTATATTTATATTTGAACAAAAATAAAAACAAAAAAAAGGATTAATAAAATGTCTAGAGTAAAAAGAATTTTCCCTGAATTACCTGATGTAACTCCAGTAGCAGGAACAAAGATTTTAGTAACAGATGCAGAAAATTTCGCATTTGGATATGCAGATGTAAGTACATTACAAGTAACATTGGATGGTACAGGTTTAGCAAGTGATGCTGCTTTGAGTGCAGTTAGTGCTTCATTTGCTTCAGTAAGTAGAGTATATAACATTAGTGGTAGTTTTGCAAATGATGGTGCAGCAGCTGCAGCAAACATCCCAGTAGGTGGATTGTATCACACATCTGGTACAGTTAAAGTTAGATTATCATAATTTAATTTGAATAATAAGAAAGGGAGTTTAGTTACTCCCTTTTTTATGTCGTATATATTTATATAAAAGTTCTAATGGATAAAATTTATATAGTTACAGCGGGAGATTCATTTACAGATTCACATGTAAAATTCGTAGATACTGATAATTCACAAACAGTTTTTGATGTAGTTAAAATGTTTAATGAAAAGATTGGATTATGTGCTCCAAACTATATGATGAAATATCAATTATTTTTATTAAAAGAATTAATTGATAAAGGAATTGAATTTGAATATTATAATGTAGGTAAAGGTTCTTCTGGTAATCATGTTATAACTCATCGATATAGAAAACAAATAAATGAATTATTAGAAAAAGGTATTGACCCAAAAAAAATATATGGTACATTGCAATTAAGTGGTTTAGTTAGACCAACAAATCCGGTATATGAAATTGAATTTGATTTACCAAATGTAGAAGGGGGCGAGTGGGATTATTTAAATAATATAGATGAATATACATTTGAATATAAAAATGTTTTAGAAGCACATCTTACAAATATGGAAAATATTATCAAATTTAATGTTGATAATGGTATTACAAATTTTAAAATGTTTTTTGGTTGGAATATTTTGTTTGAAGATGAATTAATTAAATATGAAGTAAAAGATAGATTTGAAAATATTGATACAAATTATTTTTTTATATTTCCATATACCGAAAAGGAAGATTTTGTAGCACATAATTGTTCTGGAAATAAACGATTACTACAACAATTATTTGGAATAAAACCAAAATACTTCGCACCTGCTGGAAATTATGGTGGAATGAATGAATTTGTAAGAGAACATTGTAACGAAGGTGAATATTGGTATGGTGCATATAATGATCCACACTTAAACACATTCGGTAATTGGATTTGGTATATAAAGTTTTATAGACAATTATTTCAAACTTGGAAAGTATTGGATGATGTTAATACAATAGAAACAAATACAAAAACATACAATATTTTACAAACAATATTTCAGATAAATTTCCAAACTTTTAAAGATAGTTACAATTTTGATTTCTCAAACAATGAAATTTGTATAGAAAAACAAGCAGAATATTATAAAAAGTATTTTATGAAACATAATTAGAATATTTTTCATATTTATACAAAAGGAAAACAATGGCATCAGATTTAGTAACTAATATTAATTGGCCCGGAAGCTCATCATTTACATATGGTTCAACTCCATTTGGTTTATATGAGAGTGAAAGTATATTTAGAGAGCACGCCGATAAAGTAAATGATTGGGTAGCTAAGAGATTAGGATATCCGGTTCAGAACGTAGAATTATTACCGGATAACATATATGCAGTATTTGAAGAATCAATTTCAGAATATTCTGCACAGGTAAACGCATTCAATATTCGTAACAACTTATACAATATGTTGGGACACGATAATAGTAATAGTTTAACAAATACTTACATTGAAGGTGGAAATACAACACAGATAGTTACTATTGCAAATTCATATGGTTCAGAAATTGGATTAGGACCAGGTGCAACTGTTTACAAAGGACACGTTCAATTACATAGTGGAGTTCAAAGATATGATTTAAAAAACTTATCAGCGGTATCAGAAAGTTTAGTAAATGCAAGTGGACAACCATTTGCAACAATACCAAAAGGTGAATTAGAAAGTGGTTCTCATTATGGTGAAAATATTACAATTACAAGAATATACTATACTGGAGTTCCGGCTATTAGTAGATTCTTTGACCCTTACGCAGTATCGGCAATAGGAACATTAAATTTAATGGATGAGTTTGGATTTAGTTCATTCTCGCCGGCAGCACAATTTGTATTAATGCCAATTTATGAGGATTTATTAAGAATACAAGCAATTGAATTTAATGACCAGGTTCGTAGAAGTGCATATACTTTTAATTTGGTAAACAATGTATTAGAAATATTCCCAATTCCTGGTTCATCAACATATAATCCAACTCTTTTATGGTTTGAGTATGTAATTACCGATGAAAGAATTGAGGCAAGTATGATTCATAAGCCAAACGTAATTAGTAGTTATGCAAATATTAGATATGATAATATGACATACGCTTCTATTAATTCAGTTGGTAAACAATGGATATGGAAATATACTCTAGCATTAGCAAAAGAATTATTAGGGGGTATTAGAGAAAAGTATGCAAGTATTCCAATTCCGGAAGGTGAAATTTCATTAGATGGTGCAAGTTTAAGAGCGGAAGCACAAAATGATAAAGATAGATTATACGAACAATTAAGACAAGATTTAGAAGAACTTAGTAGACCAAAACAAATGGAATACAAAGCACAGGAAGCTGAGCAAGTTCAAAAAATGTTAAAGAATATTCCATTACCATTTTATATAGGATAAGCAAATGCCGCGTTTCATAGGAACAAAAGATTATAATTTCTTTCAAAACATAAGTAGAGAATTGGTAGATGCAGTGGTACAAACACAAGTCTTCTTATTCAAAATGATTTCAAATGAAAGTAAAACAAACCTTTATGGTGAGTCTTTGGATAAGGCATACTATGAGGGTGTTTCTATATTTGGTATGGTAGAGTATGGTGATGAAAGTCAACAATATGATGGGTTTGGACAAGATACAATACAAGAAGTAACATTTAGATTCAATCAAGATACATGTATTGTAAAAGATGTAATGCCAGAAGTTGGTGATATAATTTCTTTCAATGATGGTTACTACGAAATTACAAATACTAACCAAACACAATTAGTAGGTATGCAAGCCACTAATAACTTTGGTATAGAATGTATTACTTACTTAACAAGACGTTCTCAATTGAACATAGAACCTAGGAATATATAATGGCAACTAATAACCCTTTAAGAAAACCACTTAATAGAGCAGAACAATTACCGAGAGCGGATGTAGAATCTCGTAGAGGTATTTCATTATATGATGTTGATAGTGCTATTTTCAATTATATGAATGAGGTAGTTGTTCCTAAATTAAAAGTAGATAATGCAGAAATAAATGTACCGGTTATTTATGGTAATGCAGAAAGATGGAAAGCAGCACAAATAGATGGGGTATATAGAGATAAGAGAGGTAAAATTCAGTTACCACTTATTATGTTTAAAAGAACGACGGTTGCACGAAATGAATCAATACCAATGTTAAATAGGTTTGTACATTACCCATCATTTCAAAAATATTCTAAGAAAAATGTGTATGATAAATTTTCTATCTTAAATAATTTTCAACCAAGAAAAGAAGTGTATGATGTAACTATGCCAGATTATGTGGATATTAGTTATGAGGTGATGATTTGGACAAACTTTACCGAACATATGAATACGATTGTAGAATCTTTCAAATGGGCAGCAGATGAATATTGGGGTGATAAAGATAAATTTAAATTCAAAGTAGAAATAGATTCATTTGATAAGGTTATGGAAATGACTGATAATAGCGAAAGAATTGTTAGAACTGAATTTACAATGTTAGCAAAATCATATCTTATTCCTGAAAGATTTGATAACGAACCAACTACTAAAAAATCAATTTCTAATAGAGCAACTATTGTAACTATTGAAACTGATATGAGTGGTAAAGCAAGTGCAGATATTTCAACAAATGATTATAATACAAATAAAGTATTGTATGATTATTTAGAAATTAATAATAGTAAAAGTAATAATAGTACATCAGTTGGATATGCGGTTATATTTAATGGTGTTCAAATAATTCAACCACCAACTCAATTAGATGTATTAGTAGAAGATACAATAAAAGTATATGTGAATGGTGTTAAATACTCTAAAAATTATTACGATTTAACGTATACAACAAATACAATTACAATTACATTCAAACCAGCGATGGACCCAACTACACCATTAGATAACAATGATGAAGTACATATTGCCGGTAAATTTTTATTAGTATAATGAGTGTATTACAAAACATATTACCCTATGTTAGTTTAATAAATAAAAAGTTGGATTATGTAAATACAGATTCAACTTATTTTATTTTTGAGTTAAAAGGATATAAATTACCTAAAAATATAATAGATAAAAATAGTGGTAAAATTTTAAAAGAAAGACAAGCTATTATTTTATTAGATATAAATCAACAAAGTATTGCAATGTATGATTATGAAATAGAAGATTTTGGTAGCAGTGTTAGATTTAAATTACCTATTTCTAATTTTCCATATACATTAGATTCAAACGATATCTTACAAGTAACAGGAACGTTTAGTAAATAATGAAACATAGACCTAACATATCAGTTCAGCAAAAATCTAATACAAAATTAGAATATTTAAAATATTTGGCAGAGGAAAATATCCAACCAAATGTTAGTGTGCCTACATTTGTAGCACCCACCGGAAAACAAAAATCTAAACCAAATCTTAATATACAAAAAAGAAATTTAGATAAAGTGAATCAACATAGAATTGATATGATGCAATGGGTAAATAGAGAAGTTCCTGTAATTGCTGATTTATTAATAGAATATTCAACTTATTATGTATTAACTATTACTTCGTATAAATTATTATTTAATAATGAAACACCAACTGCAAAAGATTTTGATATTTATTGTAATGGCTTAAAGGTAGACGTAAATACATATGATGTAACCGTTGGTGAAAATATTGTAATTACTATACAAAAAAGTGAGGCGGTGGATGATAGTTTTGATGAAACAAATTTTGAAATAGTAAGTAAGTGGGATTGGATTAATTTAGATACTGAAAATTATTTTGATTTAACAACGGAAAATGACGAAAATATAATATTATAAAATGGCAAAAATAAAAATATCAGAACTACCTTCTTTAAATCCTGCAACATTAGACACAACCTATGTAGTGGGGATATCGGGTAGTACCACCTATAAAATTTCAATCAATCAATTAACTTCTTCATTAGATACAACATTTGCATCCGATTTAGTTGTTAATGCAGTAAGTGGTACAATTAATACATTAGCTACAACCGCATCTTTTAATACATTATCAACTTCGGTAGATAGTAGATTAGATGGATTAGAAAGTTTTAGTAGTTCAGCAGATAATAGATATGTTTTAAGTGGTAGTATCACACAAACAACTTGGGATAATATTGCAAATAAACCATTTGGTATAGTTTCGCAATCAACTGATTTAAGTTCATTAAACACTATATCAGCATCTTACTTATCATTTACACAATCTTATTATAGTGCAAGTTCATCATTTGATAGTAGAATAGATGGTTTAGAAAACGCAACATCATCTTACTTAACATCATTAAATGGAGCAATAAGTTCTTCAACACAAATATCTGATTTAGGATTTGTAACAGGTTCATACACTACTATAACTTCATTCAATAGTTTAACACAATCTTTCAATTCAATATCACAATCATTTAGTGTTATTAGTGGTAGTGTTGGAACAATTGATTTTAGTACATTGGCAACAACTGCTTCAAATACTTTTATAGGAAATCAAACAATTAGTGGTTCTACATATATTAGTGGTGGATTGGATATTAAAAATAATGGATATTCTTGGAGTTTTGATTCAAATGGTAAGACTAGAATACCAAACATTACCTTTAATTCAGACAGAGGAACTGGTATGGTTGGTATTAAACCTGTGGCGGGTAGAGAATTTCAAATCGAAACATCAACTGCGGAAAGTAGTGCAGGTCCTTGGGTTTTTGGA